AAAGAGTTTGTATGCTGTCTGTTTACAGATAATCACTACGGTGAAGAACAAGCAAAGTATAGGTTTAGAACACAATCTTCAGGGAAAGACTCAGCTAAGAGTCCGATGGGAATGTTTGAAGAACTGTATGTAGATAACGACCTTGCACAGGTCATAGAAAAGTGCGAAGAGTATTATAACTAATCTTTAAATCAAAACAAATGTTTAAAAATTTAGAACAAGTAGAAGTAACAGCTCAACAGAGTTACTTGAAAGAGGGTGTCCATAAAGTAAAAGTTATGGAAGTAAAATCTTCAGAGCAAAGAGAAGGGTATACGGGTATTCCTTATACAGAGTTTAAGGTAGCAAACAAATCTGGTATTGCATACCTAAAGATGAGTGGTGCAGATGACAGCACTTCAGAAGCTGCAAAAGATATTCGTATGAAAATATTCAAACGTTTCTTGATGTCAGCAGGCGCTACAACATTTAGTAATCCACCTATCGCATGTAAAGAAGCTGTAGGTAGTGTTATTGAAGTTATACTTGGTAAACGTGAGTATTGGACTAACGACAAAGATACAGGAGAGCCTGTAATTAAATCTGTAATGGATTACAAAATGTCAGGACCAGAAGGTAGTAACCTTACGTTTGACCAAAACAGACATAACAAACCGTTAAGTCCATCAGACTCTGCAGCATATAGAGCTGCTCATGAAGCGTTCTTAAACGCTAGTACAGGTGGTGTTGCTGACGATAGCATGCCATTCTAAATGTAATTGCAGGGGTGTAAAAACCCTTGCTTTACTATGAAGCTTATACACATAGCTAAAGTTGTTAAGGGAAAGATGCACTTTGGAAACAGAGAGCGTCTTGACCAAGACATTGCTAGATACGAAGATAAGACTGTACAAGTTACTGTATCAGAGTACAAACCTAAAAGAAGCAATCAATTGAATCAATATTATTGGGGAGTAGTAGTAAAGATTATATCCGACTACACAGGATATACTAAAGAAGAAACTCACGAGCTATTGAAACAAACATTTCTTAAGAAGAAGATAGAGGTTGACAATGAATGGTACGACACAACAGAAAGCACTACCAAGCTATCTAACAAAGACATGTTAGATTTTATCGAGAAAGTAAAGCAATGGGCAGCTCAAACATTTCACTTATACATACCAGACCCGCATGAGAAAGGATGAAATATACATACCCTTTAACGTACCGTCAAGCAAAAACAGTAAACAGTGGACAGGTAAATACCTGATAAACAGCAAGACGACAAGAGAGTATATAAAAAACACAAAGAAGTTTTACCTGGAAAAGAAAGATAAGTTCCTAAAACTTACAGAAGGTTTAGAAAAACCATACACAGTATCATTCTACTTTATACGAGACAGTAAGAGAAAGTTTGATTACATCAACCCAGCCCAAACAGTTCAAGACCTTATGGTTAAGAACGAATGGATAGAGGATGATGACATACACAACCTCATACCACACTTTACAGGGTATGTTGTAGATAAAGAAAGAGCAGGAGTAATCATTAAAGTTTTAAAAAATGAAAAAAGAAACACATAAGTCAAGACTATTGAAGTACTTACAAGAGTACAAGAGTATAACCTCATTAGAAGCTATTAGAGACCTTGGTAATACAAGGCTATCAGCATCTATCTTTTTACTAAAAGCAGACGGAGTAAAGATAAATACAGAAAATGCACGAGTGGCTACCAGGTGGACTAACAAAGATGGTAGCAAAAAGATGACTAACGTAGCAAAGTATGTGTTATGTTAGAGAACAACGGAATAATTACAGACGATAATTACTTTGATGATAAAGAGTATATATCAGCTAGTATGGTAAAGCAGGCTCTACAAGGGAGCAAGAAGCAGTTTGATTTTGCTATGTCACAAAACATAGAGAGTGAAGCGTTCTTAGTAGGGTCTGCGTTCCATGCTATGATGCTTGAACCTGAAGAGTACAAGAAGTTATATGCATTTGAGCCAGCTATGGATAAAAGAACCAAAGCAGGTAAAGAGTATATAGCAGAATGGAAAGAACAGAATCAAGACGTACCTAACCACCTACCAGGTAAGAGTGAGAACATGTTGCTAGGTATGCAGGAAAGCTTAAGCAGACATCCTATATACAGTAAGTTAGTACATGAGGGTGGTGAAAGAGAAGTTATAAAGTTATTTGAGCTTGAAGGTGTAAAATGTAAAGCTAAAGTAGATTACTATGACCCTAAAGAAAATTACATAGTTGATATAAAGACATGTAAAAGTATAGACATAGAAGCTATAGCAGAAAGCATAAAGAACTTTAAGTATGGGATACAAGCAGCGTTCTATCTTGACGGACTTAAAGCTCATAAGTTTTACTTTGCTTTTATAGAAAAGAAAGCTCCATACGACGTAGTGGTTGTAGACTTTGTTACAGGAATGGACGACAGTAGAATAGCATATCAGAATGGTATAGCTAATATACAATCGTTTAGAAAGATGGACCAAGATGGTGTGCAAGACATGTACACTGCATTTAACAACATAATCAAATTTTAATTGGAAACAGTATTTGTATACGGAACTCTGAAAAGAGCACATGGAAACCATAGACTACTAGCAGGTAGTAAATACATAGGTACAGGACTTACTAAAGATAGGTATATAATGTACGAAGATGGTATTCCATACGTGTCTGAATCGTTTTCTTTAACTAATATATCAGGAGAGCTCTACGACGTTAGTAGGGCTACTCTTGATGATTTAGACATGCTAGAAGGTCATCCTATCTGGTATAAAAGAAAGAAAACTATTATCAAGACAATAGATAAAAACAACAACATAAAACTAATCAATGCATGGTTGTATTTTAATGAAATGATACCAGCTCGTGCTAAAATAAATAACGTAGGAATATATGGCTACCAAGAAAAATCAAAGTTTATCTCCTTACTACACGAACAAGAAGACCAGGAGTAAAATAGACAAGTTATTACACAAGAACGCTATACTGCAAAGTAACTTAGGTATAGATAGTACAAAAAAAGATAAAGAAAAAGCGCATGGAGAAACAAAAGAAATCTACAATAAAATTAAAACCTTGGACACCGAATTTGCAGAAAATTCATTCCCTGAATATAAGTGAGCTTAACAAAACTATTTTAAGTAATGTGTTTTCAAGAGCATACTTACACATGAGTATAGACTCTAGTATAGTAGACAGCAGAAAAAGAGCTATGGTCAACACAAACATAGTTATTGCTTCAGTTATACATGATTACTTTAAATTTACTTTAAGTCAAATAGGTAAGATGTTTGGTAAACACCACGCAACAATAATTCACTACGTTAAAGTGTATGAAGAAACTTTATGCATGGAAAAAGATAGTGTTGAATTATATAACAAGCTAGCTGAGTATTGTAGGTTTGAGCTGTACGGAGAGAAAGGAGAAGACTACAGTATTAGTGGGCAGAATTATGCAGAGCTTACTGAAACATGCAGAGTATTAATCTCTCGTAATAAACAGCTTAACCAAAAGATAGAAAACATTAAGGAGGTATTGAATGTATAAAATGCCTATATGTTTTAACAAGGTTACTTACGAAGTAAGGTATTACGGTAAACGCAAAGGGGAGAAAGTTCTAATAAATAAACCATACAAAAAAACCACAAGAGAAGTTTGTATAGGAAACACATTAGAGCTGCTAAACGATTCTAGGTATAATGCAAACTTGATGACAAGACTAAAGTCTGATAATCAAAAATCACAAGGATGTGAAATAAAAATTATATCTTTGGAACAGATAGCCCAATGCGGTTACACTCAACCTAGATTTAAACATGAAGAGTAAACTAACAGAACAAGAGCAGCAAATAGTAAACGCTGTATCAGACATGCACGCTAATAGCGGTACAGGACTGAATAAGACTCAAAGAATACTTAGAAAGAAGTTTAACATCATTGTATCTCAACGTGATATACAAAGAAGGTTAGATGGCTTAAACTCAAAGAGAGAGCAAGCTAGTAATGTAGGGTGATGAAACTGGCAGACATGCCCTCCTGTCTCGAGGGTGTAGATAAAGGAATAAACTTTAGGATAGCGGGTTGACCACCATTGTGCACAACTTGTCCTTTAGCTAACCTCTACGTGGAAGTTCGACTCTTCCCCCTACAGCAAATCATTTTACATGAAAGGTATTATACAAGAAGCTATACAAAAAGCTAAACGTAAAAAGCATGGGCTACGGATAGTCCAAAGATATTTATCAATCAAGTACAAGCTTGACATAAGCTTACGTGCTTTAAAAAAAAGAACAAAGTAATGTTAACAGAAAAAACAGCAGAACAACTAAAGAACGAAGAAGTCGCTAGAGAAACATGGGACTCATGGATAGTAGACTTAGAAGACAAAGACCAACCAGACGCTTGCAGCATAGATGATGAAGACTGCGAAGCCTGCGGAAGTTAAAAGTAAAGTGAGCACCATACTTGAGTTGGGCAAAACAAGTCCTGCCCTAGGAAGCAGGCAAAATTTCTAACGGGATTTAGAAATCAACACGTGAGAATCAGGGGGAAGCTGTGGGAGTTTCCCTCTGTTATCACTACTAAACAAAAAGCAAATGGAAAAACATATTTCACAAAAACTACTTGAGCAGTATGCACAGTGGTATCATGAACAAAAGATGGCTAAACTAGCTGGAGAAAGAGAAACAGAACCAGTAGTAGGAGATTATATAGTAGAGTATTCAATCACTGAAGATGTGAATGATTTTATAAGAGCTACAGAAGCTCTAAACCACATAGGACAATTTATTCAGTTAGATGGTGAATCATAAGAAAGTATATGTAACCTTCTTTAATTTAGACAGGACTGACCACATTCTATGTACCAATTGTGGGCAGCTTGCTGTAGACATTCATCATATACATCCCAGGGGAATGGGTGGTTCGAGTAAAGACTACATAGAAAACCTTGTAGCGCTGTGTAGGAGCTGTCACGATAAGGCTGAGTCAAGTCCATATTTTAATAAACAAGTTAAGGTTAAACACTTACAGAAAGTTCTGTATAAGTTAGAATCAGAGATTTAAATCTTCTTCATCACTTACGTTCTGCACTACTGCAATATATATAAAAGGTACATATATGTGTAGCTCGTAAGCCTGATGAACTTCATTAGCCTCAAAAGTACGAAAGCCTAGTAGCACACCCCAGTAAACACCAAGTTCCAAGGTAGTTCTTCCGTATATTATTTGTATTAATTCTTGCATTAGTATGTAGTTAGTAAGTTTAGTACATCATCAATAGCCTTATGTCTATGGTTATCTTCAAGGATAATCTTATAAACGTAAGAGCTATCTTTTATTTTAGATACATCATGTATTGCAGAGTAGTTAACGTCTTTCAGGTCAACTTGCTGATTGTCTCCGCAGAATATCATTATAGAGTTCTTTCCTAATCTACCCAAAGCCATTCTAAACTGTGACTTAGTAAGGTTTTGAAACTCATCTATAATAACTACAGAGTTTTCAAAAGTTCTACCCCTAAAGTGAGACAAAGAAACAAGCTCTACCTCACCAAGTTCCACCATTTTATCTATCTTACTTTCTTTGTTGTATACCTTTCTCATGTTAGACATGATGGGTACTAACCAAGGTTCTAGCTTTTCCTTTTCTGTTCCTGGCAAAAAACCGTTGTCTTCTGTTGCAATAGTCGGCCTAGTAATAACTATCTTGTTATACTGACGTTTAAAGAATTGGTCAAGTGCAATCTGTACTGCTAACAGTGTCTTACCACTACCTGCCTTACCTACTACAAAACTATATGCGTGATTTAATATCTCGCTCTTAGCCGACTTCTGCTCATCAGATAATGTAATGTTAAATTTAACACTACTCTTCGGAGGCTTCTTTTGTTTGTTTTCCATTTCTTACAGGAACGTTATAGTAATATTCACACTGCATACCGTTGGTCTTATGCCATACAAATGCGTGCGCTCGTTTAATCGTGGACATATATCCACTATCATCATGCCATTGGTCAGTTGGCGACATGCTTCCGAGATGCCTAACAGCAATTCCGTTAAGTTCTTCTACTTGACCCATAATACTTGTTTTAAGGCTATGTAGATGCCCTCTGTGGACTTCAATGTGCCTTACGCTACTCCAAACCTCTCTAAACCTTTGAGAGATAACAGACGCAAGATTCTTGTAGTTCTTCACTCTATTACCATGGTCAAAGATAAGTAAACATTCTCCGTACTTATAACCTTTCATTAAAGGTCTACTATTGTCTACAGTAATATGCTCAGTAGTTTCATACAATGCTTCTAGTGCGTCTCCCATGTGCATCATAGACTCTTCGTCATGATTACCTGGAATAACAACAACACGCACAGGAGCAGCAGCAGCTAAAGCGTTTATACACTCTACTAGAAGTTTACGACCAAAGCGATAAGCTTCGTATGTAGAAACTGTATTAGATTGTGGTGTACCAGCTGTAGTAGATGTAAAAGGGTTAGTTCTGTCTGCATTTAAGAAGTCGTTACCGACTACAAAGACTATTTCTTCAATTCTGAATCCTCTTGCTCTTTCAAAAAGGGAACGAAGAGCAGAATGAAGCCTTTCCCTAGCCAGAGCCAAAGAGTAACCATCAGTATCAATACCCAACTTACCAAGATGCAAGTCGTATGCCCCAATTTCGAGCAAATAGCCTTCCTCACCCGCTTGTTTAGGCTTAAAATCTGGCTTAATAGAGTATGTACTGAACGCTTCAAATAAATCTTGTTTTAAATCTTCTTTTAATTTACTTAAATTATTCCAGATGTTTATCTTCTTAAACTTAGCCTTAGTTCTATACATAGTAACTGTTACAGGCTTCCTGTCATTATCAAATCCAGTTACCTCGTATGTACCAATATCGAACCAGTCTACCTCCCAAGATTCAAGGTCTACATTACAATTGTTTATTAAGTCGTCTAGAGATTTTACTCTATTGCTGTCTTCGACAGATATAGTCAATGAGTCTTTTTTCTCATTAGTAACTACTTTCTCATTCGGTATCTCCGATGATGAGTACGACGCTGCTTTTACTTCTTCGTCAAATGCTGCTCTTAACCTTCTTGCTATACTACGTACACTTTCATAGGTAGTATCAAATAAAGCTGCTGTGTCTGCATAATCTTTACGCAGTTTCTCAGGATTTTTTAATAGATAATCCTTTAGTTCTTCATTTTTTTCCACGATTTCTTGCTCTGTTTTTAGTTTGACTTTCTTTGACAAGCCCACCGTTCTTTCTGTGGGACATGTCTTTATTGTCTTTATTACCGTAAGTGCCTGCTTTACGGTTTTTAGCGTTTAATTCCGCTCTATATTTCTTTCGTTCGGGTGTAGAATGATATTTCTTGTCATAGTCTTGCTTTTTTTTACGTGCTTTAGGGTTTGCAGCGTAGTATTTTGCACTTCTGCTTTTCCCATTCCCCTTACCAGCTAAAGTATTTCTAGACATTACATAATATTTTTAGGTTTGACTCCTATATCTTCTAACCAAGTTCTAACCCTTAACCCAGAGTCTGTATCAAAAAAAAGTGACGAACAACCTACTTTTAAATTTTGATTATAAAGCAAGTGGTACATCACTATATGTTCTAAGCTGTCGTATTGTTTCCAAGTAGCTGTGTCAGTAGCATTGCCATCTTCGATTCCTCCTATATAAGCTACATGCTTATAGTTGTCGTCGCTGGTTGGGTGCTCTGGTTCTTCTACCTTATAGTTTGATAGCTGTCCATTAAAATGAACTATATCGCAAGATACTAATAAATTGTAATCTTTTTTGTCAACCACTTTCCCCTTCTCTGTAGAAGTGGAGTGGATAATTAAATAATCAATCATTTTTGTTTAATCTGTATAAGCTTTTCAAGGTATACAGCTAAATCCATCGCTTCTTCCTGAGCATGTTTAAGCCATTCTATCTCGCTTAAATCTGTTCGCTCCATCGTAGTTCCGTACTTTTTTCTGCCCATTTCAGAACGCTTTATAATCTTAAAGCATACGTCTTCCTCTATTCCGCTCATTGTTACTTTTTAGAAGACCCCCCAAAAAAGAAGTCTATAATTGTGTTTACTTTGCTACTCATTGCTCCAAATACCGTACTTATGAAACCAATTTCATAATCAGATAATTCTATTGTGTTCAGTACAAAGTACTTAAACATGGTGTAAGATAGAAAAAAATATGCAACTGTAAAGATAATTGCTAATATTTTCTGTATAGTAGCATCATCTTTATATATCTCTCTCGCACTTTCTCTGTCTTTAACTTCGAGGGCAAACATATCTTTTTCATGGTTTTTAACCACTTTTTCAAACTGTTGCTTAAGTTGTATTCTTTCTTCATCTGTAGTAACTACTTCATCTATAATGTTAGCAGCTTGTCCTACTAAACTTTGTATAATATTCTTTATCATAACTTAACATTTCCATCTACGTCTTGCTTGACGAATTCTTGAATTAGGGTCATTCTTTGTTTTTGCACTACTTCTTTTTAATTGACCCAATGAACGTGCGCAGTAAGACTTACGTCTGCCTGCTGCTTTACTACCAGCCTTAACCTTGCCTGTTACAGCCGTTTTAAGCTTACTTCCAGGGTTTTTCTTACGATACGCTGCAACCCCTTTTTTAGTCATTCCAGCACCTTTTTTCGTAGGTCTGTAATTTGCACCCTTGCCTTTGGTAGTTTTCCTAATTGGATTTTCCTTTTTTCTTGGCATTTGTCTTTCGTTTACGGAGCGCACTAGTACGCTTACCCATTCCTACTCGTTTTTTTTCTGCCACAACCGCAGATTTTCTTTTTCCTACACCCTTCCAGGTCACAGGTGTTTTCTTGTTTACTTTTTTTGTTGGTCTGCATTTTTTGACACCTTTATTTTTAGACGAACCACATGGGTTGCCTTTTTCATCTTTCCATTTTTCTTTAAACCAGCGCTTTAAATTAGCTCCAGCCTTTGTTTTTCGCACAGCCATCAGTCTGATTGTCTACCAAACCTATCCATATTGCAACAACAAGAAGAAACCATACCACCTTTGCTGTACTTCTTTTTTTTAGAACCGCCAGATTTCTTTTTGCGGCACTTAGCAATAGCTCCCGATGCGTACGCACTTGGAAAAACTTTATATTGAGCTTTTACTTTTCTATAGCATGCATCTTTAGGCATAATTATTTCTTTTTAGATTTATTTTTTTTAGGCTTAGTGTGTATATAACCTTTAGCTTTTAAAGTTAAGTGTTCTTTGTTAGTTTTAGCCATTACAGACTTACTACCCTTGTACATCATGTGTTTTTTAAATGCCATAATATTATATATATAAGTTATGAATATTTATATCTAGTATCTCCATCCTCGTCTTTATACGCCTCGAGAACTTGTTTTCTATTTTTAAACTCACTAAAAGATATATGTATCCACGAGTAATCAAACTCGTTAATCATTTGGTCAAAATCTATGTTGCTAGATAAAACCCAATCATATATAGCTTTATTGTTCATTCTTCCTTTTTCCCAGAACTGCAAGTCAACCGCCTGCCCTCGGCAGTGTTGTGACTTAACGCTTCCACCAATCGTTCGATTAAGATTTGGATTCCTATAACCAGAGCTAACACGAAGAGGACCAAGAGCGCTCCTGATAGGTTGAACAAGCCCTGTAATAAGCTTTTGAATATTTTGTAAATGTTCTTTTGTCGGCTCATTTTTTATACCTAATCTTAAGGCTGTATTACTATGTGTTATTTCTGCAAGAGTAAAGTTTTTGCTTAATTTCATTATTCAGTTTTTGCTTGCGTTATTTCTAATTCTTTTACCACAGTTCTGAGGTAGTCTACATCTTTTTGAAGATACGAAATTCTAAGGTCTTGTTTTGCATCGTCAGGCAATGCACCCATTTCACCACGAGGCCATTTAGTTCTAAACTCGTCATTAAGTTCTACGTGTTCTTGCATACGATACACATCTAACTGCAGTTGAGCTATAGATGCTGTAAGGGTGAACCATATACCAGCTAAAGACACTATACCAACAACAATGCCGACAAGTGACTTTATATCTAAATTAATTTTAGAAGTTTCTGTAATGTTTAGTTTATCTTCTTCCACAGTATACATAGCTTAATACTACCGTCGATAGCACTAGAGATGAGCAAATTGTAATCATTGTTTTGGTTATAAATCGTTAATAGCTGATTGTACTTGTTCTTTTGTAGCAGTTACCTTTAACATAATGTTAGGAGTAAACCTATATTGTTCTTCTCCATTTTTAAATACTATAATTGTAGGAGCTGCATCAACTTTATATCTTTGTAATAAACTTTTATCTCTTCTTATCGTATGACGGTAAGTTCTGCAGTTAGTTAGTTCGTGCATAAAAAGTATTTCATTACCTCTATTCCACCCTGCCCAAAACTCTACTACTGCTACACCTCTCCTTATCTCCCAATCAAAATTATCAGCACTTATTTGGTTTTGTCCAAACGCGCTAACGGAAAATAAGAAAAGCATATATAGTAAAAACTTACTCATAGAGCTTTTGTTTAATCAGCTTTATATCATCTTTGATTTCAGTAACATCTTCTTGAGTAGACATAATAGTTTGCCTAATAAGTCTGTCTTTCATATCAAACTCCATTCTTGTAATTACGGGGTCTGTAGGTTTAGGTAGTTCTTTTGCTTCTGCAATATCTGCTTGCAAAGAAAACCACATACCAACTAAGGTAAATATAAAAACAGCGATTGCTGCTAAAGACTTAATACTTACATTAAAGTTTGTATCCTCATTTAAACTCTGAGCCATTTTATTGTATTTATTATATAATAACTAGCTAGCCCTCACTGCTTAACAAATATAATAAATTAATCTTTGTTGATTTTAAACTTTCCATGCATCCAAGTTTTAACGTCATCTCCCACTGTCAGTACTAGTTTATGCTGATATGTACCTGGAAGTATACTTAAATTTGTAGGGGTATATTTGATAGTAATCTTACCCGTAGTGTCGAATGAACCTCCCCCAGTAGCAGTTATACCACCCGAACCGCTTTTAGTTAAATAGGTTTCATGGTCGTCAAAAACAGTATGTACAATAGTATAACCTGTTAAATTAAAAGCAGCTCCTGTAGAATCTGTTATAACTAAATTTATAGTAGCAGAGTTATTTTCTCTTGTAACTATGTCTATTTTTTGCGCAATATCAGTGTTTATTGTTGCCATATTATAAAGAGTTTGTCCAATCTAAATTTAAAACCATTGTTGCTATACTATCTCCTGATACTGAAGAGGGGTCAAAACTAACCATAATTACTTGCCCTGCAGTAAAAGTATTTAAGTTTGAAGAGTATTGACCATCAAAGCTAAGAAACTTGTAAGGTGTATCATCTTGACTCATGTTTATCGTATCACTTTTACCACTACCAGGGTTGAAAGTAGGTACTTCTGTATTAGTAGACGCAAAGTGTAAGGCTACGTCAGAGTACCCACAAAAATTTTCAGACCTAATTATTACTGACTCTACACTACCATTACAAGGAGCAATCCATCCTCCGTATTCTAAGTACCCATTAGTTGATGTTGCGTCATAAGTACCACCATAACCGAATGGTAAATATTGCCTAGAAGCTGTAGAGCCTACCCACCCACAGTTTAGTATCATTTTTGAAGAAGCTTTATGATTAAGCTCTGTATTAGAAAACCTTCTAAGCTCGTCAAGTTCTTCAGACATCTGCTGCATTTGATAAAGCAGGCAGCCTAAAGTTTCAAAAGCATCTTCATCCTCTAAGTATTCTTTATTAGTAAACTTAGACTGCATTCTATTTAGCTTAGTAGAGTCTACTTTGTCAGAGTCGCTACCAGTAGTAGAATATATTCTATTATGTTTTTTATCCGCTAGTGCCATTACGTTGTCATATCAAATTCAAATACTACTGTTATTGTTGTTCCGTTTACTGCTGCTGAGGGAGTTCTTCTTATCGCTATAGCTTCGCCTTTAGAAAACGTCCAATCAGTAGCGCAATCTCCATTACCTTTTTGTGTAGACGTAAAACTTAAGTCTGTACCTCTTTGGTCTCCACTAGGGTCGCTATCGTCTCCATCTATATACATTTCAAATAAATCAGTTCTACTTGTTGTAGATTGGTTAAATACAGCTATCCTAACTACTCTACCATCAAAAGGCATTACTTGCATTAAGTGGTAAGATGTAGCAGTTAAACCTGTACTATCAGATGTCGTAGCACCAGACATAGGTATAAAGTGAGCACTTGTACCTGAGTAGTGGTAAGCGTAACTGTGTATATTTTTTTGTTTGTTTATAGTAACTATTTCTTTACCTTCTATAGATACTGTACCTGCTGCAGTTCTAGCTATGGTCGTATCAGACGCGTGCCCAAGCTCTATGCTAGTTGTAATGTTTAAGTTACCAGCTACAGTAGTTAAAGAGCTAGAGCCATTAGCTATGGTAACATCTATCTCGTCTTCGGCATCTCCATCTTCAATTGTAATTCCTGTTTGTATCTCACCATCATGAGTTGCTACTTGAAGTTTTATCTTACCTCCTTCAGTTCCTGAACCTGATTCCTCTGCTAAACCTATTATTTTTGCGTAAGTTTGGTCATTGTCTGCGGAGTCTTTAGCTATAAAATTAATCATACCTAAATCCGCATTATCTACAAGCGTGTCTTCACGATAAAAGTCTAACTGTGGAGGACCGTATGTATTGTTTTGACCTGTTTGATGTAACAATATACGAGGGTCTCCTGAAGAACTTCCGTATATTACAAGCTCATCCTCTTCGTTTATTTCTGCTATAACATCACTAGCATTATTTTTCCAAGTAAATTTTTGACTTGACTCATTAGCATCAGAATCTATTCTAAACACCATGCTACCTACGGAAGTAATTTCTGCATCGTTACCAATAGATAAGTTCCCACTTACAGTAAGGTCTCCTGTAATCTCTACAGTATCTCCTATTTGTATATTACCTGTGTCGTTATATATAACAAGGTTACTTCCATTTGCTTGTATAGAGCTATCAAAATCTCCTGCGGCTACACCAGTACCAAAAACTATTTTAGCAAGGTCGCTAAACTTTAAGAAATCTTCTGAAGCATTCCAAAACATATTAGCATTAGCAGTATGTCCATACACAAGCAAGTCATGCCCCTCATCATTTGCTCCTATAGTAACGTCTCCATCTATAGTCTGATTTCCTGCGGCAAGAGCTGTAGCAGTTGCAGCGTTACCTGTAGTGCTTTGATTTAAAGTTCCTACATTGTTTGCGTGTATAGTTCCTGAGCCATCTACTGTAAGGTCTACTTTAGATGTATTAGCTGCAATCGCTGAATTAATGCTGTTTGCTAGCTTATCTGCAGTTACTTGGTCATCTCCTATCTTTGCAGTTGTTACCGCACCTCCTTCAAGCTTATTTCCAGTTACTTGACCGTCACCAATTTTTGCTGTAGTAACTGCTCCACCTTCTAACTTGTTTCCTGTTACATTACCGTCTAATATTTTAGCGGTTGTTATTTGATTGTCCCCAACTTTGTCTGTAGTTACTGCTCCGCCCTCAAGTTTATTACCTGTAACATTTCCGTCAGCTATCTTAGCAGTAGTAACTTGATTGTCACCTATTTTAGCAGTTGTCACTGCACCACCTTCTAGTTTGTTACCCGTCACATTGCCATCAGCGATTTTTGCTGTAGTAACTTGAGAGTCTCCTATCTTGTCAGTTGTAACAGCCCCGCCTTCTAATTTGTTTCCAGTAACATGACCATCAGTAATCTTGTCTGTGGTTATAGCGTTGTTTGTAATTTTAGCTGTAGTAACAGCGTTTCCTTCAAGCTTGTTAGTAGTAACGTGTCCGTCTGTAATGCTATCTGTAGTAATAGCATTGTCTGCTACCTTTGCAGAAGTAACTGAATCTGCAGCTAACTTATCAGCTGTAACGCTAGCATCTGTAATCTTAGCGGTAGTAACTGCATTACCTTCAAGTTTATTTGTAGTAACATTACCATCCAATATCTTTACAGTAGTTACAGCGTTAGAAGCAATCTTAGGAGCTGTAATTGCGCCATCTTCAAACTTAGCAGTTACTAAATCACCATCAGGAATCTTTACAGCAGTAACCTGTCCATCACCTATTTTTGCTGTCGTTACTGCGTTCCCTTCTAGTTTGTTAGTTGTAATATTACCGTCTAGTATTTTTGCAGTTGTTATAGCGTTGTCAGGTATTTTAGAGGTAACTACTTGATTATCACCTATCTTCGCACTGGTAACTGCGTTTCCTTCTAACTTGTTTGTAGTTATATTTCCATCTAAAACCTTTGCAGTAGTAATTGCGTTGTCTGCAATTTTTGCAGTAGTTATATTAGAGTCAGCAATCTTTGCCGTAGTAACATTAGAGTCTTGTATTTTTATTGTAGTTACAGCATTACCCTCTAGCTTATTCGTAGTTACGTTACCGTCTAGTATCTTTGCTGTTGTAACCCAATTGTTTGAGTCTATAGCAGCAATCTGATTAGTGTGAGTACCTAGTAAAGCGTGGTCAGTATCTAAATTAATAGCTTGTGTAACAGTAATATGACCAACCTTTGTAGAGTCTGAAGAAGGATAGGAAACCTTATTAGTGTTAGCGGCTACGTCTGTAGCTATATCTATACCATCTACCGTACCACTTAATGTAAAGTTTCCAGACTGGTCCATTCCCCCTACTACAGTGCCGCTAGTGTTTACATACTTTAATGTAGTATGAAACTTTAAATGCATTTCATCTGAGTCAGGTCCTTCAAATTTTCCAGGACTCGCTCCCCTACTTTTATAATTAACAGCAGAAACATCTCCCGCTATTGTTGGGTTATCTACTATTACAGTACCATCTACAGAGTTTAAAGAAAAGTCAGTAGTTACTAAAGTATAGTTTTGAATCTTAGAAGAGTCTATTGTATTGTCAGCTATACTAGCTCTAGTAATGATACCAGACTCTATAAGTTCTTCGGTTATTGCGTTAGGAGCTATATGTGCAGATGTAACAGCGTTATCAGCTATCTTAGCAGACGTAACAGCGTCGTTACCTATCTTGGTTGTGTCTATACCTAAGTCAGGAATAGCTGCACCATAAACAGAATTAGGCCCAAGCTTGTCTGCAGTAACACTATCATCAGCAAGCTTTGCAGTAGACACAGCACCATTCTGTATATTAGAAGTGGTTACTACGTCGCTGCCTGATATTGTTCCTTGTATACCTTGTGCGCCTGTAGGTCCTACCTCTCCACTAGCTACAAACTTAATTACAGGACTAACAGAGCCAGTCCCAGATACAGAACCAGCTTCGTTAACTGTAATATTTACAGTAGGTGTGGACTTAGCTTGTAGACTTAAGTTAACTACTGAGTTAGCCATTATATATCAACTACTTTAAACTTACCTACCATTACAGTATTAGTTACTGCGTCCCCTGCATGACTTACAACAAGCTTATATTTGTATGTACCGCTTCTTATAGTCATGCTAGTAGCAGCTACGTTTGTAGTTAGTACTCCTGTTGTCGCTCCTACAGTAATAGTGTTATTAACTTCAGGAGAAGAACCAGTGCCAGATATAAAAGCTAATACTTTTACGTCATTACTATCGTATATCTCAAACTTAGCTACATAAGCATTAGTATCAGCACCTTGTAATAGGTATATAGAGCCGTCTGCTTGCGTTAAAGTAGTTTGTAGATAGAATGAATCATTACGTCTTGCAGTAACGTCTACAATAGAGGCTACGTCTGCGGATACTTTTGTTGCCATTATAAAATTTTTATATGTAAAGGTAATAAATTATTAATATATGTTTGCTTCAGGCATGAAGTTGACCTTCATTGTATAATACTCTCCTGGTTCTAGAGTGTCTACTTTAAAGTAATTAAAATGAGGTAAAGATGCGTTACCGTTTATGTCTTTTAATATAAGCAACCTATAGCTAGAGACTTCGTAGCCACTAACTATAAGTGGGAAAGTCTCATCATCTTTTATAAACTCAGAAAAAAACTGTTCAGTGTTTTTAGATACAATGCTTGGTATACCTATGTAATGCCACCTGTAATTATTGTTGTTAGCAAAGTCTCCATCTTTTATTTGCCACTTAAAGTCATTAAACTTTTCAATAGATTCGTACTGAGAGCCTTTAATTTTCATATAAAAAGGCTTTATAACATCTATCTGGTAACCTTGGCCATGTGATAAAAAACCTATACCGTTATAATTAAACCGTGGAAGATATGCATCTCCTTTGTAATTTTTAATGACTGAAATGTAATCACTTATATTCTCTAGTAGGGGAGTTGTAGCCTCTAGGTCAGAATAAAAGTTGTTTTTTACAAAGTGAATAAAATCATGTGTAGTGTTGTAGTTTAATATTTGCCCTTTCTCACTCCCATACTGCGACTCTATCTGTTCTATATTAAGCGGTATACTAAACCCTCCATTACCTACATCAAACTTTCGGGTAAATGTAGTAGCAGAAAAATAAAAAGGCTCTCTAAAGCTAAAAGAACTTACTTGTATAAGCTTAGAGATTTGGGCTACATTTATAGTTTTAGATGTTGCTTTAGCAAAAATACTTTTAGTAAGAACAGATACAGCAGATTGCGATTTTAAATTTATATTAACTACAGGGATAACCTTAGAAATATTGTTTACAAAAACAGAACCCAAAGAGTAAGCTATATTTATTATTTTAGATACAACTTTCATTTAAAATCTGGATTAAAATCTTTATTATACTGTTCATCTATACTAATGCTATTTACAAACCAAGTTTCTCTGTTTCTTGCTGTTTGATTTGCATTTAAATTAAAACTTATAGGGTATTCTTTATTGTAATACGTGCTATAGTAAAAAGGGTAAATAGCTTCATTGTTTGTGTATCCAACCTTGTCTGTAATAGTTGTATCATCTATGGGTAAATCTAAAGAAAAAGAATGACCTCCCTCTAGCTCGCTACTATTTGCTGGTGCGGTTTGTAAAAATAAGTTACCTGCGCTATCTTTTAACCTAAAAGTAAAGCTAGAAAAATTAGCTATAGAGGCATATAAGTTATTATAAGAAGTTCTTAGTGTGTTTGCTTTGTCTAAACCTAAATCAGAATCATAGTTACCAGCTAAAAAATTATTAAAAAAAACATTAAAAGATAAATCTTTATAATCTCTTTTAGTTTGAGCAGAGGTACTATCAATAAATCTAGTAACAACTGTATTTTTTATTTCAGTTACTTTTTGGTTTTCTACAAATGTATCTCTAAAAAAAATAAACACACTATCTACAAAAGCTAGCGCACCCTGTCTGTCAGTTTTTGCTTCCTGCCCATCAGAAACCAAGAAAGATTTAGGGTTAGTAAGGTCAGTAAAAAATAAAGTAGGGTTCTCCAACTCTGCATCTTTATTTACAACCTGTATAAGAGCGTTCCTAGAAATTTCTTTTTTTAAATTATTTACTCTCATGCTGAACCTTCAAATTTTATTGTATATACTGGTTTAGTATCTTTCATTTTTACCTGATAACCTTTACCTGGTAAGAAGTTTTCTACTCCGCTGTAAGCATACTCTGGAAGATAAGGTTTACCTAGTTCATCTTTTGCAATTATTAAATCTTCTACTACATCTCTAAAGTTAAGAATAAAACCTGCAGCCTCATTCAAAGGAAACCTCATTATATTCCATCCAGCTAGTATTTTTATTTCTGCACCAAACTCTACTGTAGCAACATTATTAGTCGTTATTACATTGAAATCAGGTTTTGCTGTAAAGGTTACGCTAACTTCTTCTGTAGTTTTTATTTGAAAAGCATCGTGTTTACTTATAAGGGGTATACCATCAAAGTTAAACTCTGTAATCCATGCTTTACCGTTATTATCTTTAGCTACAGTAACTTTAGGTTCTATTACATCAAGCAAATCACTAACCTTAATACTGTTGTAAGTTAATCCAAATTGGTCAGTATAAGAAGTTAAAGAGGGGTTGTTTACTACAGTAGAGCCATGCGTAATCTTTGTTAACGTGCTTATGTCAAAAGGTAAGCTAAATATAGACCAGCCTAGAGGAAATGTTAAAGTAAAATCTTGTTCTTCTACTACTGCCGTTGTACCTGTAACAGAAACAAAAAGTGAAGGCAGATTAACTTGCCCCATCATGCAGTAATTATTGTCGTTTTGAGTTTCTGAATTAAAAGATAAATTAATACTATCCCCACCTACATCCAAAATAGCATGTTTCTGTGGGGTAATAACTTTTACGGGTAGTATACGTATGTCTTTATTAGTAACTTGCGCGCTATCAAGCAGCGCAGATTCAGTCGAATCAAAGTATGGGTTATATAATCCATAAAAGTTATTTCCTTCAGACATTCTTGGTATAGTCCTGTACAATAAAGGAGGGTAACTAATATTTTTATTTGCATATAAAACCTTTAAAGAAACTGGGTTTACATAATAAGCATTATTTCTTACATAGCTATCAGCAAGCCAGTATGCGTTAATGTTTGCGTTTAAAGTGTTTATGCGGGGCTCTAAAACATTTGTTTTAAAGTGATAATACAAATCTCTATCTATTGGTAAGACATCGCTTACAGTACCGCTACTAGTATCTAAAGAAAAAGAATCTGCAAAAGATGCTACGCTATTATGATTCATTACGTTATCTACTGAAATATAAACGTAAGCTATAGCGCTGTCTATATGAAAAACATAACCACCTTCGCCTGGTACGTTTTGACCTATTTTTACCCCTGTAGTCTGTGTTATAAAAGTAGTGGGATATACATGGCCTTGAGCGCCACTAGTTCCAGTACCTATTATAGACTCTAATTGTAATTTAGAAGCAGCAGACCAACCTGTTATGCCGTTTAAACTAAGACTACTAAGATGAGTAAACAGGTTATCTATCGAGTTTGGATTACTATGAGAGCTAGAGTTAATGTCAGTAGCATGTATAGAAAAAGTAGAGTTTAACCTGTCTATAGAAAATATAGTACCTACAGTTTCGTATGTATCACCTATTGAAAACTTCATGTTAATGTATTGTAATTAACCCACCAAAAGGTACGCCTGAAACTGACATAACTTGCGAAGGAAAGTTTTTAGTATCTATTTCATCTATCTCATATAAAAAGTCTCCACTTAAAGAAAACTTTTGAGTTTCGTAACTGCTAGAACCTGTTTGGTGAAATTTTAAAACTAAATCAGCTTTATAAAAATCTTGTTTTCTAGCTTCAGGGGTAAACTGAATAACAAAATACAATATTTGGTTTTGATTTAAATTAAAAGTGTTTCTAAACCTCCAATTGTAAACGTTGTTTGTTTGTCCATAAGGGGCGTAAGCAACGTTACCAGGCTGTAATAAATAATTAGGAGGGTAAGGAATCTTATATTTATTATCATCTCCCTTACCTACAATAGTGCTTTGGTCTAATAACTGATAGCTTACAAACTCATCAGGTATAGTAAAAGCAAAATTAGTAATATTATCAAGTTCTTGAGGATTACTAATATGGTTTTGTACATAGACATTATCTACTGTATATCCCACAGTACCGCTATTTTTAATCCCAGCTATATACCGAACACCTTCTAAGGTAGCTCTTTGCCCACCCCAGAAGTTGCCCTTTATAAATTGTGGTATGTATGCCATGGCTTATCCTATAGATAAGTTAGGAAGGTCTATAGAAGTAGGCGAAGCATCACCCTCTGAATCTACTAATGTAATTTCAGCAGCACTAGTCAGCTCTACACCTATTAAATATTTAGACACATAAAGTCTTGAAGTTCTATTTCCAGTAGCCCCTAACAAAAGGTCTGTTTCAGTATAACTATCGGAATCTGCAGTTACAGATTTTCTGTTTTCATATTCATCTACATAATAAGAAATAGCAATCTGTGTATAATAAACTCCGTTATCGTAAGCTGAATTATTAGTAGGTGTTATTTCAAAAGTTACGTCTATATAGTTCTCTGTTTTATTACTTTTTACTTTAGAGTCATTTTCTTCTCTACTGAAAAAGCCATTGTCTACTTGTGGTTCGACTAACAATCTTTTATTAGTCTTACTACCATTGTATAGAGAGCCACTTACATACTCATTATTATCGTTGTAGTGAGCTTTACCAAGTACAGCAGAAGATACATTAGCAGGGAAGTTTACTGCACTAGCACCATACTTGTAACCGCTACCAGCAGAATCCCACGCTTCAGACAGAGCAGAGTCACCAGTTCTTTTACCTTGGTAAATACCAAACGTAGGTGTAGGACTATTAGTGTTGTCAGGTTTATATGTAACAGCAACCTCTGCACTACCAGCATCATTCATAGTTTTTGGCATGACAGCGTTTTTGCTAGACTGATAAGCAATACTACCACCTTCAAGGTTAGTAAAGTTATTATTCTTTACTTCTATTGCTTGTATATAAATTGGGTAGTCACCTGTGTTGTCAAAATAAAATCTACCTACACTTCTCCATTTTGCGCTAGATTGATTATAAGAAGCAGGAGGTAACCTAAAGTAGTAGGGAGTATTTAGACCTCCGTTATCACCTGGTTCTTTAAAATCATGTACAGTTGGTTCTCCTGTCGAACTACTTCTACTGATGTTTGTAGGGAAATGTCCTATATAAGGACTATCGTTATTGTTTACAGTTTGTCTAGAACCACTATTACCCCAGCAAGTTGGATTTGTTATGTATGCTTTACCAGAACCATACCACTCACCTTCGTCTGCTACAACGCTACCATGTCCATCGCTAACAGTTTGTATAGTATTAGCTGCGGTAGTTGAGTTGTAAGCACGCCATTCAGTAGTTGAAACTTTAGTAGTTGCTATACTATATTGTTTAGCGCTACTTGTAGAAGCGTCAGTAAAAAGTTTAGCTTTAGGTGTGCCAGTGCTTCCAGAAGAGTTTGTAACAAGGTCTCCACCATCACTAGCAAGCAATCTTAAGTGAGATAGCTTAGGAAAGAATCCCATTTTATAAAGAGGTTGTGCGCCTTCATTAGCACCTGCTGCTGCAAACTTACCCCAAAACTCAGTATTACCAGCACTACTAGGTACAAAATCTGCTGTATAAAAACCAAAAGGGTTTTCATTCGTTACAACGTTGTACTTAGTATTGTTCGTTATAGGGTGATTATACATGTGTTCGGCCATAAACCTATTTACGTCAGGATGATATTGTAGCCCTATAATATTACCATTATTACTAGTTAGGTTAAAAGTAGTAAATGTTGTAGAAGAACTTATAGTTGTATTAGTACCAGGCAAAGCAGCTTTAGCAGTAGTAAAATCATTTGACGTTCCGCTGACTAAAAATTTAGCTTTAGTATTTAAGTCGCTAGCGTTATTTGTATAGTCAGAGTATAATGAAGTTTCTGATTCTACAGTAAATGTAGGTACGGTAAAATCAGTAGTAGCTAAAGAGTTTGTATTAAAATAATTATATCTAGCATAAATATTTAAAGTACTTATATTACCTCTAAGTGCATGTGTAGTAATACTTTGACCTGCTCTTGTTTCAAAGTGCGGTCCAGTAGAACCTGAAGAATCTACATAATTATTAAAACAACGTTTCTCTAATTTTAAATTACTATTTTTTGCTTGAGCGTGTAAATCAGTTTGCGCTTGATTAAAAGTTAAAATTGAATAAAAAGCTACTTGTACTTTAAAAACAAAATATTCATTATTTAATGCACTAGTAGTTTGCTCTGGGTTTGTGTCGTTTATTATTTTACCTAATTTATATACAGCGGTAACTTTTGAATCGTCAGCAGTTGTATGCTGGTTAGTTAAATGTACATTAGCAGTTGTAGCATTAGAAGCTTTAAAATGCGTAGGGTGTTCATTAAAAGTAGAATCAGAACGTAAACTAAAATTTTTATATACGTCAGAATTTTTAAATTTAATATTTTGATTTTGCCTAGTAGGGTTTTCGCTACCTACATCACTTAAAAAACTAAGGTTAGTATCTGTAGCAAACCAACTTTGTTGAAAGAGTCCTGTTGGTTTAATTCCAAAGTCTGAACTTGTATAAGCAACTCCGTCTACCGTTTCAGCTACAGCTTCACCTACCCGTAAAAATGTATTATATCCATCTGCAGGTCTAAACTGGTAATTACCTGCGTTAGCACTGTGGTCAGAAAAAAACAAAGTTTTACCTATATTTCCGTAATCGTAGTTTACAGGGTAAGTACCTAAATCAAAAGTCCCACCATCTGTAATAGTAGCCCCAGTAGGTTCAAATATATCATTTCCATCTAAAGCTGTAGCTGTACCAACTTTAGCAAAGAAAGAAAGTGGATTGTTTACAGAGCCATTAAACTCTAAAACTATATCGTTGTCATTGTTTTTTATAGTAAGCTTTGGTTCACCAGCAAGTGTTTTTACAGCACTAGGAGCAAACTTAACCAAGAAAGAAGTGTAGCTATTAAAAGGAATACCAGTACCAATGATGCTAGAAGTCTTATATATAGGAAGTAAAAACGAACTACTAGCAGCATTAAAACCTGTACCGTTTTGTTCTATACTACCATTGTGTCCTATAAAAGCATCAGCTCCTGTACAAGAGCCAGTTCCAGAATGTGTAGTGTTTGCTACTGCATAACCTGTATTAGTTCCAGAAATGTCACCTATGGCTTTTGCAAAATTAGTACTAAGGCCTAGTAATAGTGAAGAATCAGAACCACTTACAGGGGGGTTAATAGTAAAGTCAGCATTAAAATCAGCGTTACCGCTAATTTCTGTTATTTCCAATACACTATCTGAACTAGTGTGTGTGTTTTTTACAATAAAAAGTAAGTATGCAACCTGAGAGCCAGTTGTTGAATCTGTAAATACGTATGTATCAAACAAATTGTCTGTGTCTCCTGTAAATAGGTCAAGTTTTGTATTAGCAGAAGGATTGTTAGATATTAAAGGGTAGTAAGTTGCCATGTTTTTTTATATTATTTTTACAAATGTGCTATCAGGTTGAAACCAAATTCTTTTTTTACTATCTGTGTTAGGTACAGAGTACCCTAAAGACCTTACCCAGCCACCAGATACAATCTGACTAGGCACTACGTTAAACTTATTTAAATTATCTAAGTACAAAGTTCTACCAGCAGTCCATTGAGTTACCTTAGAATCAGGAACGTCAAAATATCCCTGACTTACTAAAATTAAATCATTATTTGTATGACTAATAAATATATGTAAAGCACTAAACGCTCCTGCTTCTTCATTTGCAGTGTCAGCTTTTATACATGTAGCCTTCCAATCATTAGCGCTATCAGCAAGATTGGATTTAAGTACTACAACATCTCCTTGTACAAATGAACTTGTGCCACTATCTACAAAGTTTTTATATAAGTGCTTAAACGAACTACGTGTTTCGTATAAGTCATTAGCAGGTAGTGTACCTAATGTAATGTTTACAGAGCCTGCAGCACTTATAGCCTCTGCTGATGGAGTTCCGTCTACAGTTAAATCATATTCTACTATACCTGAAGAAGCTTCAAATACAGTTGTAGTAGGTGTAGGTACAACAAACTCTTGATTTGTAGCATTAACATTAAAGGCTACGCCTTGCGGGTAGCCACTAATGATTAACTCTTGTTTAGGAGTATCTACTAATATGTTGATAGCTTCTGGCATTAAGATTGAGTAATGTCTGCGTTTAAGGTAAAGTTACCAAACAACCATGTAGTAAACTCTGCAGATGCATCGTCTGTTGCACTACCTGTAGTTTGTTTTCTTATTTGTAAGTCATACTTATATACACCAGATTGAAAGTCCATATACTCGTGTGGTACTGTTATAGTAGCAGCTTGAGTGGTAGAGCCTGCAGTTGTCTGTGCAAGTAAATAAATTCCCATATTAATATCATCTGCCGCAGTACCAGACCAGTGACCTTCAGTACTACTTGTAGGCTGTGCGTTTAAAGGGTGAACTGCGCTACCATTAGTAGGAACAACATCTCTCCAATAATAACTGTATATGTTTAATACTCTATCGTTAGATGGATTTATTATAGTCATCTTAGCTTGATAGTTAGGGTAAACACTACCTCTTAGTGTATCCATATCAATGTTTCCTCCGCTATCTTTAACTTGCAAAGATAATTGGAAGGAATCATTTCTACGTGCTGTTATATTAAGTTCTTTAGCTATATCAGCTTTTAAAGTATCCGCCATTATAATATGTTTTATACAAATATACTAAATTATCTAAGAGACCTTTTCTCTTTCTTTTTTTGTTGAAGTGGTATTCTAGCAGGGCTTGGTAATAATTGAGCCAAGTTAGATACATACTTTTTATCACCTTTCTTTCCGTACTTAGATTCACGTTTATATTCTGTCCCTTTTACTGCGTGGAACACAGCTAAGTTAAGATTTTTAAAAGTGTTTAAAGCAGGTACGTTTGCCATATACGTAAGCTTAGGAGCGTTTACAATAAGTAACATATCACCCAACAACTTTTCCATAAACTCCATAGCTTCAGTATCTTTCTCATCGTCGTCCGTAAACATTGCTGACATACCAAGAAGCATTGCAACAAGCATAACACCGTGTGTACCTCTCCAATACCTCATGACAGCCTCTTGTTGGTGTTTAGGAAGCTTTTTAAGCTCTGCATTCCAAGTTTTAATATCAAACTGCTTACCTTCATCTTTAAGCTTTGTAAAGAAGTCTGCCGCAGCAGTGTATGCACCCATTCTAATTGTGCCTAAGTCATCTATTTCTTCTTGTCCAAACCTATCTTTTAAGAATGTAGGAAACCATCGCTTAAACTGCATTGTCATATTTGATAAAGCGTATAGCTGAATCATACGAGAATCAGTTTCAGAGTAACCACGACCTTGTACATTAATTACGTCACGCTCTAACTTAGCTAGCTCTAGCTGAGAAATACCTGTAGCACCCTCTTTTAGTTCTAGGTTACCTTTACTATCTACGTAGTACGAGTTCCATTGTTCTTCTGTAAGTGCACCTAAGAAAGCAGCTTGCTGTATCCAGTTTTCAGCAGCAATCATTGGCGAGAATATTAAAGCACTTAAAGAACTACCACCTACACCTTCTGCAATTTCGTCAGCTCTATATGTAAGAATACCAAACTCTTCTATCATCTTACGAGCTTTTTTCATTTGCTCATGGTCATAGCCTTTAGAGTCGCTTACACCCCAGTATCTTTTTTCTCCTAATAAAGTGTTAGTACCACCCATTTGACGGTATGCGTTAAACTTACCAATAGCAACGTTACCTATTGCAGCAGGCACGTTTAAACCAAGAGCAACATACATAGTCCAGTTAACAAAGAAGTTGGTTACTTTAGACTCAGATTCAAAGTCACTAAACGTAAAGTTTCTCTCTTTGCTTATAAGGCCACGCTTAACTACTTTTTGTAGGTAGTTAATTGCGTTCTTATTCTTTGCTGCACCATACTGTACAGTAGGTTCAAATACTTTACCTCCACCTAGGTTAGCAATAGCAGCATCCACCTCTTGTTTTTTATCTTCAAAACCAGAAAAGGCTAATCTGTTTTGCTCAACTTCCTGTCTAGAAACCCCTTCATCTAAAACAAAAACTCTGTCATCACCAGCCCAAGAAAGCTGTGTATAGGTGTTTGTTTCTTCATCTAGGAAAGCATTACCATGTTGGAACATAAATTTAGATACGTACTCACGTAAGGCTCTATGCATGTTATTAGTTCCTAAGTATGCAGAAGTCATAGAACGCTTGGCGTTAAACCTGTTTTGCGACTCTTCTGACTCTGCAGCCATCATATCGTTGATTCTAGAACCGATTGCTACGTCATTCCCTAAAGCATCTTTACCGTCTTTTATATGCTGTTTAGCTTTATCTTTAATTCGCATTAAGCCTTTTACTCGTTCTGCGTCAGACTTAGTACCTTTCTTAAACGTCTTACTAGTTTCGCTTTTAGCAGTTACAGTAGTTTCTACAATGTCTTGACCAGAGCCATACATGTAGATTGACTTCCAGCTAAAGTAATCAAGTGTTTCTGTATCTCCTGTCAAAGGGTTTACATCTTCAATCATTACGTCAGCTAAATCATGGTCGCCTCTAAACATTTGGTAGTATACACCAAACAATCCTCGCTTCTGTAAAGTTTCCCATCTAGAAGAGGTAACGGAAGGAACATAAGAAGTACCACGTGTTTTGCCATATAAACCTTTTGACTTAATTAAAGCAGCATAGAAAGCTGTATACTTTGTATACATTTCTAAATAGTCTCTTTCAGCTTGGTTTAAAGCTTTATAAGCTTCTGAGTTAGTATTTACTCTACCCTGGAAGTCACCACCTTGATATACTAACCCTTTCTTAATTTTCATATCAGAAGAATCTCTGTATGTAACAGTCAAATCAGGAAGTATAGTCTTTTGCAATCCTGTCTGCTCATCTAATAAGTTACCAAATAACTTTTGTGATATACCTCTAGTACCCATAGGCATGTAGTTTAACCACAATCTAGCTGCTTTAGCTTTAGTAGAGTCACCAAAGTTAGCTTTATACAAAGCCTCCAACTTGTCGTTCATCTCTTTTGTAACTAGATGTATGTTTCTAGTGTAAGCCATGTGCGTAAGCTTCATATTCTTGTTTATGTAAGCTATAGCAGGTTTACCTCTTCCAAAGTCCCCAGGAGACAACCACATGTTAAGTTGGCTAATGTCTTTACCTCTTCTGTCTTCAGTTATAGTATCTAAAAAGTCTTTACCATTTTGAACACCCCAGTCGTACATTTGCTTGTTAGCTATGTGGTTACCAAAGTTGTACTCTAGGTAACGTCGTAGTGGGTTAGCAGCTAGTTCATCAATATTACCATAGTCTTTAGTTGATTCTGTAGGCAACGCTATAGTATCTTTATCTACATCTACGGTTACTCTATCGTAATTTAGTTTATCATGGTATTCTCTAAACCAGGTTTGAGCTTCTCTAAACTTAGCGTCTAGTGCTTTCTTGTTATTAGGGTCGTATGCGTAATTTGCTTCTTCTATATTAGATAAGCGTAATTCTTCATATAACTCTTTAACTTTTTGTACAGAAAATACGTAAGCCTCATACTTAGCTTGTAGTTCATTTTGATATAGAGGGTCTACATCTTTGTATTCAACCCCTTCAGGAAGCATTTTCTTAAAGTACTTTTCAGAAGACATAGTTTCTCCTACACCTTGATAGTCTGTCCCAGGGAATTCATACACAGGTACTTTTAAGTATTGCTTGTCACCTGACTCAAACTCCATAGAGTTACTTGCTTTTGCAGCAGGCTGACGCATAGCTTCACCGAATATATTTAGCATAGCTGTTTCTTGTACGCCACTAAATATTTCTAGAGGTCTAGTTGTTAAAGAAATATCTTCTTTACGCATCTCAAACCTATCAGCCTTCCAATGAGCATCTTGTATAGTTGTTACGGTATTAGTTTCTGATTTACCTATATTATAGCTTTGTATACTAAATAAACCCTTTTTATCAAGCTTCCCGTCATTCCCAAATAACGCTAGGTAAGACAGAACAGCCACACGACGAGCATTTACTATACCGTCTTGCTTAGGGTTCGAGAATAGTCCCGCATTGTATAGTTCGTTCTTCTTTATATAAGAAGCTAAGTCTTGTTCAAACGAACCATCTCTATTAGCTCGTTTACTTGTATCGTTAATTTGCCTAATCTTTTCTTGACTAAAGAAAGGTGATATAGAGTTACCATTACTACCCCAACCCGTAGTTAAGAAGTCATAAGCCACAAAGAAGTTTTGTATCTCCTTTGGCATAGAAGCAAAATCTTTCTGTATAATACGAACCTGCTGAGTAAAGTCTAACTCATTACCTATTATTTCCATATTAGGCTTAAATCTAATAACTCTAATACGTTGAGGTGTATTGTTTACTGTAACAAACTCATGATTTATTACGCTATTCATAATACCTACAAAGCTATTTACCCTATCACCAATCATTTGGTTCTGGTTGAGGTATTCATTGACTGCTTCTGTAACCAATCCGTATTGTTGTTCTTTGCTAAATTTCTCAAACTGTTTTGTAGAGTACTGCTCTTTTAGTCCATAGTCTGCGTTTCTGTATACATCATATACGTAACTACCAATAGGCATCTTAGAGTGTACAGCTAAACGCATAACATTTAAGGCTTTAGCCATATTAGTGTTTACGTCTTCAGTTGTAGATAAGCCTTCAAGATTTTCATGGTTAGTAAACATAGAAGTAGAGTTTACTTTTTGTACAACTTTTTTTCCATCTTTTATTACAATCTTGCCGTCTTCATCTTTTTTAAACTGAGTGTTTTTTTCTGCAGCTAAAATTCCGTCATTATCTAATAACCTAAACTCATCGGAAGAACCTAATAAGCCTTCTTTATAACCATTAGTGTAATGAGTGTCTTCTGCAAAGTATCTGTTTATAATCTGCAAGTTTACTTCTTTGTTGCGTTTGAATAACAAGTTTGCACCTAGATTATTAGCGATGTCTGTTTGTCTTTCCAAAGCCTGCATAGCCTTTTGGTGAGCTACCAACCCGTTCAATGGGTCTGCTTCAAAAGACTTATCCAGGCTTACAAAATGACTTAAATCAAATATATCAGTACTAACAGAGCTTAACGCTACAAACATTGCCATGTAGTCAGATTGAGTTGCGTTATCTATGTTAAACTGTATACCATCTCCTTCAGTATACTTATCACTAATCAGTTTCTTTATATTAGCAGATTTATCTGCTGATACAGAATCTTTGTACAGTATGTTTAGTTCACCTTTAGAGTCGTACATAGCATCTAAGTATTGTGCACTTTTTATAAATGCTGATACTTTTGCAGGTGGCACACCCATCTTAATAAGCATAACAAAAATATTGCTTGTGTTCTTTACAAACATAAACTTCTGTCTTACGTTATTCTTTCCATCATCCAATACTAAGTTTAACCACTTAGCAACCTCATACCATGTACCAGAGCCATCTTGCTTGATAGAGTTGTCTATGTTAGTATAAGTCTTTCCATTATACACAATGCTTAATGGTTTTTCGTTGTATATAAGCTGTGGGTTACCCTCACCTACATAGTTGTAGACTAAGTTTTGAGAAGCTATAATACCAATCATAGGGGCATTACCCTTTGTTTGACCATACATAGCGTTAGCACCTAAAGGGTGGAAGTCATTAGGTATATCTTTATCCCCTTGCTCAGAACCAAACAATTCTTTATTGTGCGCCTTAGTCAAAGTTGCTATCTCTATTTCTTGTGTAAGAGAGTTTTGCACCTCTGGCATTTTATATAAAGCTATAATGTTTTGTATAATAGAGTTTTTAGCTTTATCTAGCGGAGACAAGTCTTCATCCTCTTTTACATAGTTTAAATGGAGCATATCACCATCTAAGTCAGAACCTATAATAGCCGATACAGTTGGATGCACCGCAATAGTATTACCAGGCTTAGTAGATATACCTTTTACCTTAAGAACTACTGTAGAACCTGCAGAAGAAGAAGGTATACGAGTAGCTATAAACTCAACTATCTTGCCACCATCTAAATCTTTTTGTGTAATACCTAATTGTGAAGCAGTGTGCTGTGATACAATAGCCTCAGCTGAAGTTACGCTATAACCATCCTTACCTCTAACAACTGTCATGGCTTTTAAACCATCGTTTGTTTGTACAATCTCTTTACCTTTTAGCTTGTACCCATAAATTACATCAGACTCTTGCACAGAAACTGTACCTAGCGTTCTAATCTTAAACGTGTTCTTTATTAGTTTAGACCGTAATAGTTTTAATGCTCGTTCACGAACAGCAGGCATATCTAAGTTACCGTCTTCAAGTAAAGTTTTTTCGTATACTGGTAAAGAGTCTGAGTCTAAATCTTTAAGAAGTAAGCCTTCTCTAGTTAGGTTCTTAATCTCTTGCTCATACTGTAGGTCTAATGCTTTAGCTACAGCATCTAGAACTTGATTTGCTCTACTTTTTACAGCTGCATTGTTGTGCTGTCTAAATAAGTTGATACCAGAAACCATCTGTTTAGATGTAGTTGCTGTAGTAGCGTCTTTATCTAACTCACCTTGTATACCAAAGAATCTACCATCATAACCAAACAAGTTATTAGTAGCATCTTGTGAGTAAGAGTTTATAAATTCGTTAATCTTGTTAGGGCTACTAGACAGTGTATTCCATTCTTGCAAGCTTAACTTGTTTTTTGGAGTACCTTCTTCGCCTTTAATAGAACCTTTCTTTATTGCAGAATCAGCATAAGCTATAGCGTTATGTTCAGACAAGTTATTATCTACATAGTATTGCTCTCTTGCTTTTAAAGCTTTATATATACTTTTAAGAGGCCCTTTTACCTTATTATTTAATACAATGGTATGTCCTTTAGCATAGAAGTTGTTGTTTTCCATACCAAACATTCCTGATATAGTCTTGTTATCTATGTTGTTTCCAAAGCCTACAAGTTTAAATGAGCCTTTAACATCTACTATATTACCATGTTTAGCGATAAGCTTGTTAGCATGTTCTTCAGTGATGTATGATGCAGAATCCATAAGAGCAGGGCTACCAGACAGCTCTACATTTCTGAGAGTTACCTTTCCATCCTCTGATGTGTCCATAACTTGCACTGTATGAGCTAGTTGTTCTGTAGACATCTCTTCATCTTGGAACATAACTAACTCTACTCTACCACCACTATAACTTGAATCGTGTGGTGCAATAAAACCAGTAGCACGTTTATTCTTCATGGTAAAGTCTTGCTCTTGCATAACATTACCGAACATATCTTGTAAGTAGTACTTGTTTATTATATAATTATATATAGCTCTTGTGTAGTCTGCTGGCTTAAAAGGGAATGTTTCTTCGTCATACAAGTTCATCAAGTCTTGCTCGCTTCTAGCAATATCCTTGTCGTTTAACAAATCATAAGTCACACCGTTAATAGATAACGTAAACAATACATCTGTAGTAATGTTTACTTCTCCTTTTCCAATGTTAGCTTTGTTTGCGGTGTTTTTTAGTTTACCAAATTCTTTTTCTAGGTAAGCTAAGGTATCTTTATTAATAACTAAGAAAGCGTCAAAGTTGTCATCATTACTATTATGACGCTCAACTAAAGACTGAAGCTTACCTTTATGATACTTCTGAAGGTCTTTAAGCTGCTTTCTAGCCTCTTTCTCTGTCAAGATAGTATTAGCATCGGCGTAGTATCTTCTAGACTTGTCAGAGTAGTCTTTTACTACTTGTTTGTATTTAGTGTTACCGTTTTCTATTGCGTCTAAAATGTTATTCAAGTCGTTTGCTGTAACATCTAGATTGCTCATCTTATCTTTGTCTACATTTCGCCATGTATCACCCTCTAGAGAAAATAACTGAAAACTATCATTTAAAATAGAACTAGCATAAGGATTTGTAATACCGCTACTAGTAAACAAAGATTGATAACCCAAAGGATTTGATTCAGCATAATCTTTTAACGCTTCTTTATTGTATTCTAAAAAGTACTTACGAGTGTTTTTGTTTACTGTATTTCCTTCAGGGCTAGTTATACTGTATAAGTAAGAGTCGTCCTCCATAGACATTTTAGAAGTAATTATCTTTCTTGTTACTTCTTCTGCGCCTAGCATATCATTTAGCTTTGCGTTATCTCCTATTACCTCAATAGATGCCTTGTTGTATTCTTCTGACTTGTAAGCTTCTTCTATGTTTTCTTGAAACTTACTTAGTATGTTTTGTTTTGTTGCATCAGTAATATCTACTGTTTCTAAGTTTAAAACTTTAGCTTTTGATGAATAAAAATTACCAGTGTCAAATATAACATCAAACACCTCTTTTTTCATTTTATCTTGTATCTCTGCTAAGGTGTAGTTTTCTTTTGTCACTCCAGAAAACCTTGCACTTAAGCTAGCTAAAAGCATTGCTTCTAACTTTTCTTTAGTAAAGTACTTGTTTATAGTAAAGTTTCCTATAGTGCCATCTTCAATAATTAAGTCCGTATACTGACTTGGGCTAAGTTGATTGCCTGAAGATAATAGATAAGTGTTTACAAAATTACGCACTTCCGAATCAGTTAATTCTTCTTTGCTAATTAAATTGGCTAATGCACGAGAATAGTTTAATCTCTTTTTTGTAGCAGCCCATACTTTGTATTGAGACTCTGTATACTTGCTATTTGCAGAATACCCTTGACTCTTATTGTATATAGCATTTTCAAACTTACTAATAAACTTTAAAGATTCTTTTTTACTAGACTCTATGTTTACGCTTGCATTTTCTAAATAAAAACCTTTTTCTTCTATTACTGCATTAGCTATTTGTCTACGTAGCTTTACGCTTAACGTAGGTGATGCTACACCGTCATTAAAAGTAAAAGCTTTATCTGTAGTCATAGAACGGAATTGTAACAATATATTCTCGTATATGTTACCACCAGTTATATCTACTTCAGACTGTAAGTAAGTAAAGAAATCAGATAGAATAGCTGTATTTATATCTATCGCTTTTGTAGGCTTTTCGGGTAATCGTGTTGCTTGAATTTTATTTACAGTGTCTATAAAAGCTGCATCAGTTTTTGTGCGAACCTGCATTTGTTTAAGTAGGTACATTAAATGACCTTTACCTAGACGCTGTTTATACGCTCCACCTCTATCTCCCACATACCTTTCAGAGTTTATAAAGTCTGAAATTATCATATAGAACTTCTTACCGAAGTCTCTGTTTTCACCATTTAAAATAGCTACTAAGGCATTGTCTTGATTTTCAATACCATCAAAGTCCATATCTAGTTGTGCTATCTCTTCTTGTGCTTGTTTGTCTATAGATTTAGCAGCTTCGTTAGAAACACTTGCCATAAACATTTCTCTTACATGCTGAGAAATTTGTTTATCATTACTTACTAGTAAGGCTTCTACCTCATTGTATTCTTTTGTGCCAACAGTATATTTAGATAGAATAGACTTAGCTAAAGCAACCTTAGCTTTTCTATACATCTTACTAGTACCTACAGCAACTTTTATAGCGTCTAAAACCCTTCTAGGTTCTGCGTCTTTTAGTTGTTCTTCACTAAGTATACTAGGCATTTCATTTGCATAGAAATCTTTAGCCTGAGATATTACTTCGTCTCTAGTATTGTTTACCTCTTCTTCTATTTGTTTTACAAGCTCTTCTTTTTTAAGTTCTTGTATACGAACAGTAGATGGAGATTCTTTAGCTAAAGGGCCGTACTCAGCTTCGTTTTCTTCTATAATAGTTTTAATAGCAGCAAACTTAGCTTCTAAGTCAAAGCCTTCCTTTTTATACAATCCTTTAGATGCAGTTTCTAGAGACCAATCAGATTCTTCTTTAGTAAACGAGCTAGATATTTTTTCTTTCCAAGATTTAAGCGAGTTATTAAAAGCATCTCTCTTCTTCTTGTCAGATATAAACATATCCTGATTGTAAGCACCGTATAAACCAGCTAGCTTAGTCAAAGACTCATCTTGTATATTAGTCTGGTCTTTAGCTGCCAACTCAGTGTAACCTTCTTGTTGCAGTAAAGCTAAAGAGTCCTCGTAAAACTCTTTTACCGTATCTTGAGTTACTTGCTCTACCTTGTTTAAGTATATGTAGTCTTCTATAGTAGTAGGTACAACAGAAGCATCCCCTTCTTCAAGTCTTTGTTTCTGTAAAACTTTTAATGCATCTTCTTGACGCAATACAGTAACTTCCCCTTTCTTGCCTGTAGGAACAGAATACAAAATGTTTTCTTGGTAATTTAATTTTGTCTGCTTGTATATAGGCTGATTAACTATATGGTCCATCATTTCCTGAACTTCAGGGCGGTGTCCGTATAGTTTTCTAAATATGTGAAAATTCTCATGGAAAAATGCTTCGTCTGCATTGTCAGCATCAAAGTTTATAAACGCACCTAACCCAGCTGCATAACCTGCAAAGTTTGTCCCACGTTTAGCCAAACTTACTATACCATTAACTGATATAAGGCCGTCTGCGGCTTTCTCTGACAACAATGATACAACAGCATTCTCAGAACCAGCAGTAAGCGGAAACGCATTCTTTACACGTCTCTTAATTACAGCTCTTTCTGTAGCGTCTATTACTTTTCCTAAATTTTCCTTAGTAAAGGTTTTGTTCTTGTATTCTTTAACTAAATTTTTAGCAACTACAGCAGAAGCTTTTAGGTTGTCATACAAACCTTTAGCTTTTTCTTTTATAGTCTTTTTTTCTTCTACCCTACCATCTCTTGTTTTCACAGGAGCAACTTCCTTTTCTTCTTTTTGCTTTACAAGTATAGCTTCAACTCTGTCTTTAGCACCCATTCTCATGGCTTCCTCTTCTTTACTAAGTGGTTGTCCTTGAGTTAATTTGTATGCTATGTTTTTCACAGTTGCATCAGAAACCTCGCCAGTATCTACAAATTTTTGATACTCTGTTTTGATTTCTTGTTCAATTTCTTCTTTAGCAGCATTTACCGTTTCATCAGCTCTAGTAGTTTCTTTGCTAACTTTACCGTCAGTAGCTACAACTATAGTATCTACAGAGCCGTCTTTGTTTTGTCTAACAAATTCTACAGAGCCGTCTTTCTGAATTTTAGGTGCACCATATTGCTTAAATTCTTTACCAGCAAACTCAGAGGCTTTATTTGTTGCTTCTGCAGAAACGATTGTAGCTTTAGCAGAAGAATAAAAAGCTTTATTTTTATCTATTAAGTCTTTATCTTTTTGCGTAAGCTCTTCACCTCTAGATTCTTTTTCAGCTATAGATGTAAGTTGTTTGCCTTCGTTTTTAGCAAATTCTTCTGCTTTTACTCTAGAGTTAGCTGCCTCATATACAAATTTTATGTTCTCACCAGTTGCATCTAGTATATCAACCTCTTCTTTAAGAGCCAACTCAGCAGCTTTTTCTAAACCTGCAATTTCTTTGTCTGCAAACTCTTGAGACATCTTACCGTCCTCCACTAACATTTGAATCTCTTCCGCTCTTGCAGCAAACTCTTCTCTTTTCTGAGATAAGCTATTAGCTACAGTACTATTAAGCCATGCGGTAGAAACTAAACTTGTTTTCTCTTTGTTGTTTAAGTTTTGCGTAGGGTATGCTTGTACCGCCTCTTGTACTTGCATGAGTACATCAGAGTAGGCGTTAAATTGTTCTTCAGTAATAGTACCAGCTTCTTGTTGAGCTGTAAAGTACTCCATAATAACCTCAGACTCACCCTGGGTAACAGCGTTCATAATAAGAGTACGTGCTGCAGTATCTTTAGCTAACAACGTAGCTTGTTCTGCATTTAACTCTTTTAGATTTCCATCCTTATCTTTAAACCTATAAGTACCTTCATCTAAGTCTTTGTTAAATATATCTAACACTTCATGCGACTCAGCTCTACTTTGAATAGCTCCAGCAATAGTAGCTTTGTTTTCTGTAGATGTACGTATAGTATTGCTAACGCCAGACATTAAAAGACTTGTAGCGAAAGATAATACACGAGTGGGTCTTTGTTCGTCTGCGGTAAAGAACTCTAAGTAAGAAGGAAAGTCTTCTCCTTTAGCTTCAGCAATACGTCTTTGCACAGACCAGTCCTGGTAAACTTCTTGAAACTGCTCTACAACACCATCAGTAACCCCTTGTGCAGCACCCATTCCAAGAGCCTTAAAACTATTCTTTATTAATGGCTTAATAGTAGGAGCTTTAAGACTTTTTATAACTTTAGTTTGAGCAGCTTTACCTAACGTGGCAGCAGCAGCTTGACCTGCTTTAGTACCAGCAGCAGTAGTAGTTGCAGTCTTTAGAGACTTGCCTAATGCACCACCTACTTTTAGTTGCCCTGCAAATAAACCATACTGAATAACATCAGCACCCATAGACGCTAAGTTATCAACAAACACTTGTCTACCGACGTGCTTTGCGTCCTGTACGCTTATTCCTTGAGTAACAGCTTCGTTCATAGCTTGACCCGCTAGAGCAGCACCTTCAATCATGTTAGAAGTAGAACCTGCAGCTGTAACACCTAAACCTGATTTAATAAGCTTAGTAGCGTTTAGTGTGTTCGCATACTTAGAAGACACACCTACGGAACGTCCACCTGCTGCAATAGCTTGAGCTGCTTTTTTAAACTTAGCTCCTTTAGTAAGTAAAGAAACTCCTTTAGCAGCAGCAGTTGCTGGTACTAGTAATGATAAAGCAAAAGGCAGCATTCTCGCTACCCCTGTTTCCCAAAAATTAATATCTGTTAAATCATCCCATGATACATTTTCTAAGTCTTGTAAACCTGGTACTGTGTCACCATAAGATTGTAAGTAGTCTGCAAACCCATGAAAAGCATCAGATATAGGTTTCGCTGTATCTACACCATAAACTTGTTTTGCAATTATGCTTGAAGGAGTACCACCTACAAAATCTGCAAGGTCACCCATACTATCAAACATATCACCTACACCCACCATCAAAGACCTACCTATTTTTTCTAGGTGACCCATATCGTAATCAATACCTGGATTACCTGCCTCTGGTAAGTCTGGAAGCTGAGGTTGCTGTCTTGCAGCTTCTGTATAGCTCCATAAGTCTGATTCTACAGAAGTATCTAAACCTTGTTTAGGTTGACCAACAAGAGTTACAGGCTCTTGGGGAGCTTGTATGTTATCTTGTATTTGTGGTTCTTTAAAGTTACTATCTAATGATTGGTCGTACTTAGAAACGTCTTGACTTGGCGTTCCTGGGTTTGGATTCCACAGATTTTCTTCCATAACTTAGTTGTGTGCTTTTTGTATTTTGCTCCTTAGTTCGTCTACTTTTATTAAATGGTCTATTGCTACTTTCTGGTCCACACCTTGTGCTACTAGACCTTCCAAATATAAGTCAAAAAATTGTTTTGAGTTTCCGCTCACTAAAGCAGCATTTAACTCAGGTGAATCATCAGCATTAAATAATCTTACTAATTGACTTATACCAGAATTAACATCATCACTTCCTGATGCTAAAGCTAAAAGTAAACTTCTAGATACTATGTTTCTTGCAGGGTCTACACCTAACTGTTGCATAGTAGTTGTAATAGGAGCGTCATAAATCTCTACGTTTGCCGTTACGTCTTCTTGATTAGACGTAAGAGATAACGGTGCTAAGTTTTTTTGCGCCTGCACGTTTGATTGTTGACCTATACCAGACTCTGAATTAAACCTATTCAATGCTCCGTCTATACCTTTTTGTTTAGACAACATAGCCATCTTAGTAGGGTTAGATGTGTCTATTTCTACGTAATAACGTTCTTTGCTTGTAATATAATCGTCGTCTTGATACTCTTGCATAATAACATGTTCTGCGTCTTGTGGCGCTCCATCTACATCGTCTGCAGTAACAAGTTTAAATCCATCGGCTGTTTTTATTTTATACCCTAAATAAACACCCATTGGTTGTATAGAGCCAATTTGAGTTCCCACTGGAAGTAATGTACCATTTTCATCGTACATAGTACCATCTGCTTTAACATCAGATATGTATGTATCTCCCTCTAAGTCCGTTATAGTGTTTTCTCCAAATTTAATTTGAGCAAATGTTAGTTCGCTACCTTGGAAACCTCTACTACCTACTACATCAGTATTTTCTGGTGACTCTGTATAAACAAACGTACCTGAATCAAAATCTTTTACAGCAAACTCATATTCTTGTGAACCGCTTTTAAGCAGGTCTGTACTAATTGTTTTTCTATTTATCTTAGAAAGTTGTTTGCTAACACGAGCTCCATAAGATTTGTTTACCTCACCAATAGAACCTATAGTAGGTTGTAAAGCTTTAGCTCTTCCACCTCCAACATATCCTGCAGCATAATTTTCTAACTGACTATCTGATATTGATTCATACATAGAAGAAGGTAAGTCATACTCAATTAAATAGTTAGACTTAAATATTCTATAATTATCATCTGTGTTTAAAAAGGCTTGAGCTTTATTGCCTGCACCTGCATAATCTCCTTCTTTTGGTTGAGACCACTGTGCAAGCTGCTTATGATTAAAAGAGTCTATATCGCCTTCCATAAAAGCATTAAAATCTCTTCTAGATTGATTAGATATAAGATGTGCGTTTTTTCCTTCACCCCCCTCTAAAGCCTCGTAGTAGCTTTGTACTTGTTGGGTATTACTTTTTATTCTTTGGATTTCTTCTGAATTGTTTAAGTTGTTGTAAAAGTTTTGCATAACTCTACGACCTCCAGAATTCATAAACTTTACTGGGTCATTACCAGCTTTCTCTAATTCAGCTAAAAACACCTCACGTTCTTGGTCGTATAAACCTTGAACAGTTTCTCTGTCTTCGTTACGTATAGCAACCTGACTAGCTTTAGATTGAATAACTTGCATCCAATCATCTAGTTGTTGCTCTTTTTGTTCTGCCATTTGCTGTTGCTGCATGTTCATTTGCTGCAACTGCATTGCTTGACCTAACTCAGCACGCTCTCTATCTCTTCGTGCGCTTGAGCCTTGCCAACCAGACAAAGCGTTATTAACTTTAGAGTAATCCATTATTTAAAAGTTTTGTTTTTTTGTTTCTGTAACTGCTTTTCTTGTTCAGTCGATTTAATATTCGGGTTTGTAGAAGCCAACCCTACAGAAGCACTTTTTGAAGCGTCGTAAGGAACTCTATCAGACCCTGCCAAACCTTCAAGGTTAGTTCTCTGCGCTTGCTCTATTAAATCTCTGTTAGGGTTTAAATACCAAGAAACATCACTTATAGCATCAGAAACAAGATTTGTTCCTATACCTCCAAGAACATCTCTGTTTTTTTGCATTGTAGCTTGCTTCATTTGTTCTACAGACATATCTCTTTGTAGTTGCATTTGACCAACTGAAGATGCAAGTGCATTGTATTGCTGTACATTTTGTTGTCTAACTGCAGCGTCTTGAGCTGCAAGTTGATTAAGCCCTTGTATTCGATTTGCATCGACCACACCTTGTCCAGCTAAGAACATTCCTCTTTGTCCACCAGAGGCTCTTAAAACATTCTTCATTGCTCCTGCATACGCATTATCTAGGTTTGACATAGCCGCTGATTTTTCAGCTGCTGTAAGACCTGATTTAGATAGTTGCCTTTGTTTCTCTACAGCCTCTGTAATAAGGGGAGATAATTCAGGGGTTTCTATTTCAGGGTCTCTTAAAGCTTTAGATAAAGATAGTATTCCTGCAGCAGCTTTCAAACCAGAAAGCACTTTTTCTGCTTTACGCATTTTTTCTTGATTGTCAGGCCCAACTGGAGGTTTTTGAGAACCGTCTTCATTTAAACCTAAAGACTTCATAGATTCTTCTTCTTCTATTTCTTCATCTTCAAGCTCTAAAGCCTCACCTGCTGCTATACCTTCTGCTAACGAATCTTTAATTTTAGCATCTTCCGTAGAAGGTGGGGTTTCTACACCAGTAAATACATCCTGTATTAGCTGTTGAGACTTATCTTTTTCTTCACCAAAATACTTACCACTTATATCAACACCTACTCTTTTAGACAATTCCTCTTCGTCTATATCTAAGATATTTTGCCCTTTATTAATTTTAAAGTCTAATCCATACCTTTCTTTATCAGCTATTACATTAGAAACGTATTCATCAGATTGAAGTTCTTCTTGCACGCTAGAAGGGATAGTATCATCCAACTGAGCACCTTCTCCAAACATAGAGTACCAATTCCCACTACCACTTCGGTCTTCCATGAGAATTTCGAAATTGGTATCAATAAGCCTATTATCTTTATTTCCAATTTTTATTCCAAACTCTTCGCCTTGAGGTATAGATGATGCATATTTAAATATAGCTTTCATCTTAGCCCAGTCTTCAGGTTTAGACTCATCTAGACCAAGCTCTTTATATTTATTTCTTACGTACTCATTAAGTTTTTCATCAAACTCTTTGTTTTTTGCAGGTATTTCATCTCTACTACCTACCCAACCTTTTTTCATTGTTGAGGCAAACTCAGTAGAAAAGTCAATTATTTCTTTCTCAATTTGAGATTGAAAAGCAGGAGACAGTTCAGCACGTAACGTTTTAAATTGTTGAGCTTTTTTTATTTTATTTACAGCATCTACAGCTTTTTGTTGTTTGTTCTTTTCAGGTGCAATAGTCTGAGAAGAAGATTTAGTACGAGGTGAAGCAGTTTGTACTCCGCTAAACACATCTGCTGCTTCTGTATTGCGACCTGTAATACCTTCATAAGCTTTGTCACCTGGTTGCAATACAACACTGTTTTCTTTCTGTAAGTCTTTTGAATCTCTAATAATATTTGTAGCTTCTTCAAAGTCACCTTTGTTAATAGCATTATAAACCCCAGATTTTCCCAACCCTGCTACACCATTTCTGTATGCTAAGTCTACTATAGCTGCTCTTTGATTATCAGCTAAACCATCATAGTCATCTAGTTTGTTTCTAAGTTGACGTTCAAAGTAAGGTACAATCTTATTGACTAAAAGGTCGTTAGCCTCTTCTTCAGTCATTTCTTTGTTTTTGTAATCGCTAAATTTAGGTCTGCCATCTTTACCATCTAGAACCATAGCAGTAAAGCCGTATCCTATAGTAGGGACTCCTCCAGTATCATTGTAGATAGTACCGCTAAATCCTTCGTTCTTTTTTAGTAAGTCTATTACTGAAGTTGCCATACTATTTATGTTTCCAAGTTTTCATTTCATTGTTCACGAACACGCCAGCTTCTTTAAATTGTCCTCCAGCTACCATTCGTTTAATCTTTTCCATAGCAGGCTTATCAAATACACCCTCGCCACCTGTAAGCTCCATTCCTGTGTGCTGACCATTCTTATCTACTACAGCTAATGGATTTGTCTTATGGCTGTATGCACCTTTAGTCATACCACCTGTATTATAATTACCTAAAGACATATCATCTACTCTACCAGCTTCCACACCAGACTTCTGCATGCGTACATCATAAGCATCGTACTGTCCACTCGCTATATTGATTTGAGGTCTAGGTGTTCGAGTGGAGCTGCTATACATAGATATGTCAGGCATCTTAGCTGGGTCTATATATCTTTGTGCTAACCTTATTGCAGTTTCTGGCTTTACTTCTAGTCTAGCCATAGACTCTTCAAAGTAACCTTTAGGGGCTCTTTGTGTTCCTGACTTAAAATATATATCTTCTGTTTCACTAGGACCTGTAAATCCAGCACCATAACCAATAGAAGGTCTGTAATCTATATGTCCTAAATTACTCATTTGTATTTCCCCACCTTCTTGGTAACCTATAGAGCGTTCGCTTTGTAATTTTAAATCTTCTGATAATTGGTCTTTCTCTCTTTTAGCAGACTCTTCTCTACGTTTCTCTCTTTTCTTTTTACCTTTAGTAAGAAGTCCAACACCTAAACCAACTGCTCCACCTACAGCAGCTCCAATTGGTCCTGCAGCTGCCCCCATAGAAGCAAATTGTAAAGCAGAACCAGCAACATCAGCATTTCCATACTCAGGGTCAGTGTCAAGTGCTGAAATGGCAGCACTAGCTAATCCTAAACCAGCTCCTAAGTTAACACTATTGGTTTCTTTTTGTTTGTCAGTTAGTGGCTCTTTGTTTTTTCTATCTTCTTTACTGCCAAATAATGAACTCTCATTAAGTCCTGACATACCTATAGCTTTTCCTACAGCACCTCCACCGTAGTACAATGCATTAGCTAATTTCTTTTCTTCTTCTTTTCCTAAGTAATTTATCATTTTACTATTCTATTGTGGACAAGTGCGCCAAATAACTCAACTGGGTAGCTAGCAATAGGGGCAGTTGCATTAATAATTAGATACTGGCCTTGAGCTTTATTAGTACCATCTGTAATAGGTATTATGTGTTTACCGTTAGCCATTCTGTCAGAAAACTCATTATTTGTTATTGAACTACCACTCATTGAATCAGTAAATGTAAAAGTAGTAAATTTCTTTGTATTGATATTTCCAGAGCAATACATAACAAGCTTATCGAATTTTTTAGTTGAATAAACGCTTTCGTTACATACAAAAGTTACATCTAAACATTTAGGTAAAGTAACATTGTAATATGAGTTAGCATTATTTAAACTATTTTCTAACCATAAAGAACCGCTAGATATATCATCTGAACCAGCTAGTTTAGTGTATCCAACTGTATAAAGCTCACCTTTATGATTAATAGATTTTGCTACAGATTGATACTTCTTACTTACCATCACGTCTGATAACTCACTATAGGTAATACTAAGGTTGTTAGCAAAAGTAGGATGGGTAACACTTAAAGTAACTTCTGAGTGACGATAATCATGCGCTAAAGCTACACCACCTTTAGATAAATCTAGAGGCTCGTCTTTTATTTGCAAATCTTTCAAAGCGTCAAATAAATTTGCGTTTTGTGTAACTACACCTAAATCTTGTACAGCTATACCTTGACCATAAACTAGTTTGCAAAACGAAGACTGATAAGAGTCAAACCAATATGCTGAAACACCTGTAGTAATTACATTATTATAATGCTGACTACCATACTGTGTGTCTACGTAATCACTTCGTTCTATAACTCTTCCTGTACCCGTTGCAATAGTTACGGCTGCTGCGTCTGCATTATCAACAACAACTCTTGGATTAACAGATAGTTTTGCAACAGCACCGCTTTGCAGTGTAAACAAATCACCTCTTAAGTTAAATATATTGTAAATAGGTCCAAACTTTGTGTTAAGTTCATGTACTTCTGCTGCAGGAAAATCAGTGTAAGCATCTAATGTATCACCACTTATTTTTAAACTAGAAGCAGCAATCATATTTGACATTGTGTTTATTTGGTCAAAATCTTCTGGCTTTTGTAAAAATGTTTTAGATGTATTTCTTGAACTATAAGTAGAATTGTATGATAAATCATCTTGTACATTATGAGCTAATGTATCTGTTACACCAAAGAAGTTACCATCTCTCATATCTAAGTTAACAGTAC